GCGATAACCTCATCGATAGTGGACTTTCGGTTGACGGGCATGGGGTCGTCGACCACCGACACCGCTCGAGCGTCACCTGCAGCCACCCCTTCGTATGAAGGGAGCCACATCGTGCTCAGGTCGTATAGCAAATGATCCATCGTCGCCAGGATCTCGCTCTCTTTCTCCTCATTGGCCGCCAAGATAGGAGACATGTGGAACGCAAGCGCGATACCCGATTCAGCCACCGAGGTGTCGACTTTGCCAACGGCGATGTCGGGGACACCAGAAGCTTCCCGCATACTCGATTCCAGCTTGCCGATATGCTCCAACATCGGCGCCACGCTGGAGACGCCGGTGATACGCTTGAAGTCGCTGCCCTCGTCCCCTTCGACCACCCAGCCCGGGCCAAGCTTCCAGTTGGTCTCGTTGCCTTCCTCGTCTGTAGGAGGGCCTGAATTGGTGAAATAGAGGCCCAGCCCTTCCAACACTAGGGCTAGGTCTTCATCAGTGATGCTCTGGTTGACTGAAGCAATCAACCGCTCAAAGCCCTGAAGCTCAGAGCGGCCAAACGGCTCACCCGTGCGACGGTTGTTCTTGATGTGGTATACCGGAATGGCCGTGATCTCGGGAGGAAGTTCGAACGGGGTGAACGCCTCTTGCCCACGAGGAGTGGCAGCTTTCTTGAGTTTGGCGTCTTCATCGCGGTCGTCCCACGCTCCGGTCTCCCACCAACTCAGCTCATAGCTGATGCGCCCGTTGTCCTCCTTGCGGTAGGTCTGGCGCTTGATTACGGTCTTACCGTCGGGCAGAAGCACCGGGTCAACAAGGTGCACCCCGGTGACCTTCTCGGGATTCCACGCATCGGAGATGGGGAAGTAGGAAGCGGGATCCACCTCGTACACCGACAGACGCCTGCCGGGTGCCTTCGCAGGATCGGCGGCAATCTGCCAGACCTGATCACCTCTAACCAGCCCCATGCGCTTTTGCGTAGCAAACTTGGACCACACTTGCTCGCGCTGGAACAAGTTGCGCAGCTGCAGCTCGAGGAGGGCGCGCTCGCTGTCGCTTCCAAGCTTGGGCTCCAATGCGTACGTCCACCTCTTAGCCAAGAAACGGTTCTTGGCTTCCACCAAGGTGCGGGCATTGGGTAAGTAAATCGGGTTGGCTTCGTTGCCCCGCTGAACGAGCTTGAATGCCTCAGGAACGTTGTCGTACATGGCCTCATACGTGGAGTACGCGCCAAGCCGGACAGCATCCTCGCCCGACAACCAAGAATCGAGTGGACCCATAAGCGGCCGAACAGTGCTGTACGAGGTTAGGTCTGCCATAAAACTATCCTAAGCTGCCAGGGATGACTTCGTGGCACGAGCTCGCCGCTTTCTCGCTGCCGTACCAAGGTGGCCGGCAAAGAATCTTCCCAGCGCTTCGGGTCCGTGATCATCCTTTTTCATCGGGTTCTCTGGGTGGTTCGTTTCAACCTGCTGGTTGCGCTTCTCAGGGTATCGGTAATTCAGCATGTCCTGGATCGTCTTCACGCACCTACGGTCGAATTGTAGGGTGGGGATGCGCTCGGGGTGGCCGTCCGGGAGGTGCTGGTTCCGTTCTTTCAGGGCTGCTCGGATAGCGTCGATCCGGTCCTTGATCTCTCCACCCGTCCCGCCTCGGTGTTTCACCCGGAGCAGGTTCTCCAGGGTCTTCGTGTCGCCGGGGGAAGCCGGGTCGGGGTAGAACGCTATCAAGGATCCGGGAGCGAGACCCTTGGCGAGGATGGCGCGTCCAAACTCGTCGGCGGTGAGGCCGGACTCGTACACCTCGTCAAGGACACGGATGCGTTCGCCAAATGGGTCGACCTGAATCAACAACCAGACGTTCGGGTTGGTGAACCCATAGTCGACAGCAGCGTAGGTGGACCAAGTGGGATCGTACTCGAAATCGCCAACGTGCTTCTCCTCGTCGAAACCCTTGAAGACGCGCCCAACGTACTCAGTAAAGTCAGCGGCTATTTCCTGGTTGAATGTTTCCGGGGTGAGGTCAGCTACAAGCTCTCCGATCTCAGGGTCAACGCCTAGCCGGGTGTATAAGTCTTTGTCAATTACTTCACGGGCAGCGATGGCGCGACGAAGTAGGAGAATGCTGTCGTCGCTGGCCCCTTGGGGGTATACGTACGGGTTGTACCAGCTCGGCATACGGAATGAATCCCAGTCAGGACGCGTGTGGTCCTGGCCCCGCTTCCAAAGTTCGTAGAACCAATTCTTTCCTTCGGGGGTTGAGGTCATAAGCGACCAGCCGTTGAAGTCAGCGAGAGTGGGGCGAACGAGCTTGTTCCACGTACGCTCCTTCAGCTTCGCAGCTTCGGCGAGGATGGCCCCGGACAAACCTTCACCCACGAGGCTATCGGGGTGCTTCTCGCTCTTGGCCATCACCAAGAACCGGCCATTCCAAAGGGACAGAACCATCTGTCCTTGCTCAGGGTTATTGTACGAACCAGGTTTGTCGAAGTATTCCCGAAGCCCCAACTTCGACAGGCTATTCCACATGACTCGGAATTCCTTCTCGGAGTCGGTGTACGACGGTCCGACAATCCAAAACTCTCGTCGTTTGCCAGCGTCTTCAAGCTCGCTCTTCACTAGCCGCGTGTTGAGAGCTTCGGTGACCAGCTTATATCCGCCCACCTCGCTCTTGCCGAACCTTCGTCCTGCGGAGACCACGCGGTTACGGCAAGTCGAGCAAACGATCTTGCGCTGGCCCGAGTGAGGGGTCCAGCCAATCTTCTTGTACAACGGAAGCTCCGCAATCGGACGTTCCGGGTGGATGCTGGTCTTCGACAACGTCCTCTCCTCCTGGGCTGAAGGTAGCGGCAAGCCCCTGCCCGGGGAGCTTGCCGCTCGCTCTAGGCTACCTGGAGGTCACCTCGTACACCGCTTCAACGAGGAAATGATCCGTGTGCAAGAACAAGTCCTTGTCAGCGAGAACCTTGGCGGAGATGCACTTTACCCGGCTATCCCGCTTGTCCCGGAGGATCGCATCGATGTTGCCGTGCCCCGTGTTGGGGTGCACCCGAAGGTCGTCCCAACAACTTGCCCCCGGCCACTGCCCCATCGTGAGATCGTACTTCTTGTCAACGCGGTTGAAGTCACCGCCGATGAACGTGGACGTTTCGTCCGGCAAGGAGTTGATCCAAGACCCAACGACTTTGGCATACTCGATGTCGGAAGCTCGCTTGCGACGGGCTGAGCCTGCCCCGCGTTTCGTGAGCGGGTGGACCGATCCGACGGCAAACTCGCCGAAGGTCGGACCCATATCCCAGCCCACCCAGACAACACCCTTGTCGCCCCAACGACCCTTAGCTCCCGGGGTCTTGGAGCTGCGCCATAGAGCGAACCGGGCTCCGGCTTTGAAGTCCTTGTCGACGATGGAGCTCTTGACTGCCGTCCAAGTATCGAAGCGATCAGTGACACCAATGAGGTAGCCGCTATCCGCTGCTTGCTTCCGCAGCATGGCAGACGTACTGCGCTCCCCTTCCCCCGGCTCTGCGCCAGCTTCGGTGCCGGTGATAACGTCGTACCCGCGCTCAAAGATAGTCCGGATGTCGGCTTCACGCTGCTTGGCAGGATCGCTGAATTGGAGCGAAGCGTGGGCGAACCGAAGCCGTGCGATCTTCTTGGTCGGGGTGGCTGGCTTGGTCGGCTTGGGGGTGGCGACCTTCGGGATCAGAAGGTCCGAAACCTTCAGCCCCTTGCGGAGAGTGTTGATGTCCACGCGCCCAAGCCCCGCAACCTTGTTGGGCTTGCCCAGCCTGCCGTTGCTGAACTGCCAGATGTCCCAAGCCAACGACGGTGGACGGTTCTGGTTGTTGTACCTCGGTCTCCAGAGAAGGGAGCCCTTCACCGCTTCGCCCAGGTCGAAGGGAGTGTAGACGATCGGCTTGACTCCGGTGGCTTTCTCGACTTCGCTGCACCATTGCCTCGCCCATTCCCGTAGCTGGGCAAGCGTGCGACCCTCGGTGGTCTCTAGGTCCAGAGCCGGACGAAGATCCCCGGGCTTCGGCTTAGCAACGGCAAGGAAGTGCTGTGCTTCCTTGATAGCGTCCCTGGCCCCTGGTCGAGCGAAGTGATACCCGCCGAACGGGATGCCGGCTGCTGCCGCTTCGGCCCGACGTTTGTTGTAGTTCGGGTCCGTGTACCTCTCACCCTCGGTGGCTTTATGGTACAAGAACTTGATGCCGGCACGCTTGGCGATAGCCAGGTCAAGCTTACCGTTCTGGTAGTGCGATATGTCTGCCCCGTCAACGCGCATTGAAGCAACCATTTGTTCCTCCTCCTCCTCAGACCCGTTCCCGAAACTCTATGCCCCGGGGAACGGGGAACGTGTCTTCGTCGTCCACCTCGATGCGCTCGAAAGCCCCGCCGACGATGGGGCTACCCGAGCTCGAGGGTGCCGGCTCACCGAGCCCGAGCTCGGGGAATTCTTCGAATAGCCTGTTCCGGCTGACGTCTAGCCGGGTAGAAGCGTTGACCAGCTCGCTCTCAGCGTTTGCCAAGTTCGAACGGGCTCGGTCCACCGCTCTCTTAGCCTGATCCTTCTCCTCGATACGCTGCTGCACTTCGCTCACGAGCTCTGAAAGTTTCTTGGTCTTCACGTTTACCTCTCCCATCCAAGCACTGTCCCCCGGCTGGGCACGGTGACGCCGTGAATCGTACCGCAAGAGCCCCGGCTGCGACAAGGGTCTGGACCGCTGGCCCCTCGCGGCTTACATCAAGAGCGCTCGCTCTTCTGCTGAAGGTTCGTGGATGGGCGGACCCCCAGGAGATACAAGCCCCTCGGGATCGTTCAGGATAGAACGGAACAAAGCTTCCACCGGATCTTCGGCAGCAATATGGACGCGGTCTGGCACCTTGCCCATCGTGCGCTCGATGATCTTCTCAGCAGCGCGCAATCGAACGCCAGGGTCGATCGTCTTGTCCTTTGCCAACTCGACCAGAGTCCCGATGCCGTGCTCCATCAAAGCCGCACGCAGCGTATTCTCCGCACGACTCAACCACTCACGCCGCATAGCCGCAACAAGCTCACTGGGGATGGCTTTCGGCTGCCTCCCGGTGAAGTTTCCGTTCTTGTTGCGGAGCTGGCCACGGGCAAGCTCCTCGTCGGTGAGATCCTCAACTCGGATGTAACCCTGAAGCAATTCAGCGTACCTTCCGGTCACCCTGACGTACGTGTCTCTCCTGGCCATCTCGCTTCCTCTTCCTCCAAACAACGACTACGGTGGCGCTACCTACTCTATGGGATGACCCCAGCGAGAGTGGGCTATTCCAACGCTCCTGCGGACAACTCTACCGGAAGGTCTGCTTCGGGATCAGCAGGATCTTGCCGGTAGGAAAGCCGGAGCTTCTCTTCCGCCGTCAGCACGTGGGGTGCCGGCTGGATGCCGTGGGTCTTGAGGGTGTCGCTTCCGCCATACTCGCTGGGCTTCATGGGTATTCCTTTCGTACGCTGGGTCCCAGCATACCTCGCCTATTTCGAGCCGGGTGCCAGCGCTATTGGATACCCGGCATTCTCTTCGATGGTCTGAGCCGGACTCCGAGGGACTCCGAACCTGGTCCAAATCTCCCCGAACCGGAGTCCGGAAGACTCCAGATTACTCCGAACCAGACTCCGAAGAATCCGTCCATTTTTGCGAGAGTCTGAACGAGATGAAAAGAATCTCCGATTTTGCTCCGAACCAGACTCCGAAGAACTTTTGTCGGAGTCAGACTCGGAGCAACAAAAAGCGTAACGGTAACGAAGCCTCTCTCTCTTGGCAGAACATATTTAGGAGTACCTTGGGTACGACCTGTAAGAATATGGGTACGGCTAGGAGTACGCTAGGAGTACGAAATGCGCTAATTAGGCGTACTTCACGTAACCGCCAATTTCGTTGCAAAGTTCGAGGAGTACCCATAGCGTACTCATAGCGTACTCCTAGTCGTACTCATATCTTCACAGGTC